TATCTACACTGTATCAAACCTCGTTGGCATAGACTGGGAGAACAACGCAGTCCTTGATCAGGTCACGACTGAGTATGGCATTGTGGGTGCGAGATCGGTTGCAAGCGTAGGAAGCGATCTGTGGTTCCTTTCGCAACGGGGAGTAGTTAGCCTTGCACTGACCGAACAAAACAAGCTACAGGGAGTCTCAGAGCCACAGAGCACACCTGTGCAGCCAATCATTGACAGGATCGACTTCAGTGTAGCCAAAGACACGGCATCAGCGGCCTACTGGCGGAACAGGTATTATCTGTCTGTCCCGATCGACGGAGGCAAGCAGAACAATGCTGTCCTTGTTTACGATTTTATAAATGGAGCTTGGGCTGGATACGATCAGGGTGATGCCATCAAAATCAAATACTTTTTTGTGGCCGACTTTCAGGGGGCTGAGCACCTCTACTACGTGGACTACGATGGTGTAGTTGGGCTGTATGAGTATGGAGAGCTGGAGGGCAGGCCTATTGTTCAGGGGACCTACACATGCGACCTGATGGTCAAGGGTCACGTGAGTGATGGAACAACTGTTCAGGTAAACGATGGAACAACTATCACGGCCACTCGACGCAGGGAACTGGTTGACGACAATGATACGGAGATAATCGACGGCGGGTTCAACATAGTCGAGCCGCTCACGGTCAACACAAATGACCCAGAGAGCGGATGGCTTTGGGGTGTCGGAGACGAACAACAGGCTGATCACTGCGAGATCGCTGGGGCCAACCTTTTCACGGGCTACACCGATGACGGTTGGAATAGTGGTGACACAACGGATTCAGACAATGGCTGTGGCATTCGCTTCGTGAGCGGATCACCGATCCTGATCAGCGTCAGAGATCCTGATGGGAACAGTGATCCATACCTGCAAGTGCTGTGCTCGGACAACATCGAAGTTGAAGACCGACCTATAGCATTCCTGATCAAGACGCGTGGTTATGGTTTCGAGGCAGGGAATCGACGAAGATTCCAGCAGGCCCAGATGTTCATAAGCACGTGGGACCCGGAATACCGAGTGACAGGGATCGTGGATGGAGTGAAGGAGGAAACAGTTATTGTGGACAACACAAGCTACACATTTCCTGACCGCACCAAATACATGACTTTTGGGATCAGTGACTGGAACATTCAAAACCTCGACGACACCCACGAGAACCCGGGCCGCGAGGACTACTCGGTCATTCTGGACAGTGACAGTGCGGACCCGGGGACTGTCCTTGGTTCTTCTGGGACACAGCTTGACTTGTACCAGTATTGGACTCACAAGCTGCGGGTAGACCGAAGGGGAGCCTATTTTCAGGTCAAGATTGAAGGGATCAATGGCAGAGTCAGGCTTCATAGCGTGACCTCTGGTTCGACTGTTGGTCAGAGACGAGAAGGAACACATTCAGGACTTTGGTAATATGCCAGACAACACACCAAACTTTGTAGTAGACGCAGTCAACGGGCCAGTCTCATCGACGACTACTACCAGAACAGAATTCATAACCGCACTGGAGCAGCTAAACTATGCGGAGGGAAACATCAGATCCATTGATGAGCTCAGTGGAACGGCTGGGCTTCTGTCAATCGACGGAAGCGGGAACGCTAGTGTCAGGTCTGTTGTCGGAGCGACTGGGCTGACAGTAGCCAACGGAGACGGATCGGCCAACCCGGAGATTTCTCTTAACGAGCCTCACGCTTTCCGACAATCCTTCAATGACACCAGCAGCAACACTGTGTCCGACACGAAGCTTTACAACATAATAAGCAGCGCAAGCAGTCCGTTCACGCTGCCTGTTCCTGCCTCTGGATACATCACCGTCAAAAACATAATCAACGCCACATCGAGCTTCATAACAATTCAAAGCTCAAGCTGGGGCCCTGCTGGTCTGGGTGATGTCCGAGTTAGTGCTGGCGAGACGTTGACGATCGTGAGCGACACTGCGGGCAACTGGTACCCACAGCACGTCACCGAGCACGATGTCAATCCATTCGGGGCTATTGCTGCATCATCCGGGTCAGCAACAGGAATCAACGACGGAGATCCTTATGCAGCACTTTTGGTGACAACTGCCACTCAGTCAAACATGACTGAATTCGACATGCCATCCAACGGTCAACTCCGATATACGGGTGACATAGCCATCGATGCCGAGATTCAAGTTTCGTTTTCAGGATCAACAAACGGGTCCAATGTGAGCGTGTTGGCCAGCCTGTTTAAGTATGATAGTTCTGCGGCGACAAGTTCTCAGATCACAGCGACCGAGCAGATACATCACCACCCCAGCAACGGGAACAATAAAAACATCTCACTTATTGGGCACGTGGAGTTGGACACAAATGACTACGTTTATGTGGCAGTCAAACAGTCAACACTCACATCTGTTGCTGGGGTGAATTATACACCACTCAAATTCTACATGTCGGCATCTGGCCACAGAATCATCACCGCATAATATTATGTCACTCTCAGTTGTAGTTGGAAAAGGATACATCTTCTCTGAAGGCGAGAAGATCACATACCCGAAGCTTAACCTGCTTGGAGCCCCTGCCATCACTTTGGAGGGTTCTGTTAACTCCTCGCAGATAGCAGACGGATCTGTGACTACTGCCAAACTCGAGCAGGGGATCAACATAAACAGCAAGATCAATGACCACAATCTCAGTCTGACAAAGCTAGAGGCGGGGACTCATGGCCAGCTATTGTATTATAATGCGGACGGCGATCTCGTGAAGCTATCCCCGGGGACTGACGGCCAGTTTTTGAAGACCAAAGGGGCTGGAGCAAACCCAGAGTGGTCAGCTCAAGATGGCACAGGCTCAATCGCTGTTGATCAAATCACCACTGATGGGGCCAACAAGCTACTGGCGACTGACGCCAGCAATAACGTCGAATGGAGGCCAGACACTGGACTGCTACCATCAATAGCTACAGCAGGCTCTGTGGCTTATTTTAACGGATCTGCGTGGGTTACCTTAGGTCTCGGAGCTAATGGTGAGACGCTGCAAAGCAATGGGACAGCTCCTGTCTGGGACGCATCGTCATCAACTTCATTTTCAGCGAAAGGAAGGTTTGCGACATCGGGGGTTGGCACGGTCACTTTTACAGGAGCCACGAACATAGCATCTGCGACTTGGACAAATGCTGCCAGTGTTGGGACGCTTGTTGTCGTCTTCACTAGCAGTGTTTCAGTTGACCTGCCTATTTTTGTGCGAGTAGAAAACGTCTCTTCGCCATCGACTCCAGTCTATGACATCACAACGTCTGCAAGAACAACCAGTGGACTGACTTTAAGTTTTGGAACATCTGTTGCAGCTAATTATGCAGTCAACATGATGATCACAACCTAATGAATTTTGACTACTCCATAAAGAGCGACTTCCTAAGGCTGACGCACAACAATGACAAGGCGTGGGACTTTGTTCAACTGTTTGCCGAGAGGTCACATGAGATTGACGACATGATCGACCTCGGGAAGGTGGAGTCTGATGAGAAGCTTATTGAGGCTGAGTTGAAGTGGATGCTGGAGCTGAGCTCCAACCCATTTTATCAGGCCCACAGTAGCTTCCTCATGCCAATAATAATTGTGAGCTGCAGTGCGTGGCTCGATGCGAACAGATGGGAGCAGTCCGAGGACGAGGTCAAGAGAGTCCACTCGGATGTTTTGAAAAGCCACTACCACGAGGTGATCTTCGCAGTCGTCTACCTGTGTGGCGGGTGGAATGCGATGAGAGAGTTTAGCAAATTACACAGACAATACCAGACAGACAATTATGGGAATGTATAGCGCAGAGGCACCTCCGCCTCGGGATTATGGCAAGGAGACACGTGAGACATTAGAGGCTCAAATAGCTTTGGCCCCTGACCTGTTTGCTGCTGAAGCCAGTCAGGAATATGGCAGGCCAGCAGAGGCCCGCCTGAACCTGCAGGTCTTGAGGGATCTCATGCGCGGAAGCGAAGGTCAGCCCGGTTTGCTTGAGCTGTATGAGCGAGACATTATGCCCGGGCTCGCCAGAGCCGATGTGGCTGGCCTTGATGTAACTCGAGAAGGAGACATCGCTGCAGTCGAGAGACTCGGTCAGAGGGCCACTGAGGCCTTCAGGCAGGCCAATCCTGAGCAGGCTGCGTTGATGTCAGAGTTGAACAGGCAGGCACAGCAGGAACTGGCTGCAGGAGCATCTCTGCCTCCAGCTATGGCCAGAGAGCTTGAGCAGCAGGTCCGAGGGGCTCAGGCTGCTCGTGGAATGGGTTTTGGTGTGTCAGACATCAGTCAGGAAGCCCTTGTCAAGGGTCTGCAGGCTGAGCAGCTACAGAGACGGCGACAGGCCTTCGCACAGCAGATGGTAGGCTTAAACGCAGCCACTGCTGCAGATCCGTTCATGGCTATTCTCGGCAGACCCGGAGTGGGTATCGCTGCTGGTCAAGGCCTCGCTGCACAAGGTCAAGGAATGGCTCCGCAGCAGGTCTTCAACCCAGAGTCAGCCTATGCTGGCAGTCTGGCCGCTGGTAACTACAATGCTGCACTTAATGCGAGCATAGCATCCGCGAATGCTCGAGCAGGAATTGCCGGGGCAGGACTACAGGCAGCTGGAAGTATACTTGGTGGATTTGCAGGCCGTCCGCCTGCTGCTTAAGAAACTAATCGGATAAAGTTATGGCATTTTCACAGCAGACATATCAAGGACAGGGAATCGTCCAGCCTACCGAGAGGTCTCGGGTTGGAGAACTTCTAGGTGCAGGTATTGCAGGATTTGGTGCAAGCATCGGTGAGGGGATCAGAAAGTTTTCTGAGCGCAAAGAGGAGATGAAGAGGCGTGAACAGTTCAAGAAAGGGACTGTCACTGCTTTGACTGCATTGGGTGCTGACGCAGACTTGCTGAAAGGTATGGAAGCATCAGAGCTGGCTGCTTATGCTCAGATGTATCCGCAGATCGCCGCTCAGCGTGAGAAAGAAGAGGCTCAAGGCTTTTATTCGGATATGCTGCGAGCATTCCAGCCACAGCAGGTCCAAAGAGACTTCGGGCCAGAAATCACAGCAGCAGAGCAGAGACTGATTCAAGCGCAGCAGTCAGGGTTTAGGCCTGAATTTACTTACCCAGATTCCCAGCAGGAAATGCCTGAGTCAGTTCGATCATTCGCTGGTCAACCATCATCAGACCAATCGCAGAAGTATGATCCATTTCGTGGATACGCCTTCTCCAGCCCTTTTGCGTCATCCCAGCAAGCACCACGGCCTCAGGGAAGGTCTCCAGAAATCGAAATGAGAGAGGAAATGAGGGCTATGAGGAGAGGTGGAGGATTTGGCACTAGACAGACTGCAGACACCACAACACCCTCACCTGCACCCCAGCCGCAGAGACCCATGGGCCCTGAGCCAGCACTTGAGCCATCTCCAGAGGTTCAGCAGGCAGCTCGAGACTTAGACATTCTAAGAATTCAGGCTGCAGAGGGTGACACTAGGCTTGAGACCAGCAAGGAAGTGATGAAGCGTGTCTCTGAGAACATCCCTGAGCTCGCTGAAAAATACCCCACGCAAGCCAAGAACCTGTATGAGATGCTCTACCCTAAACAGGACAAGCTGACTCCATCGGAGCAGATCGCGATGATGAAGCTGCAGCGTGAGGTTCAGGCCAGCGAAGTTGCTGGTTATGGTGTAGCACCATCTGTGCAGATCGCTCAGGACTTCCGTGAGTTTGCCATCCCAACACAAGAGGGCATTGAAAAGATCCAAGAGCTTATTGATATTGCGAAGCAGGGCCTTTCTGGAAAACTGAATCCCACAAACAGGC